CTTTAGCAATTTCTATGTACAGAAACGGTTCTGGTTCTATTGGACAAAACCAAACTGCTGCTACAGGTACTTCTATTCAATTATTACAACCTGAAGATGTAACAAACTTCGAAGTTGTGGGTTACCATATATAATTGGAATAGGAAGGTTTTTACCTTCGAAATTCGTCATTTTAGGCATTAAAGCTAATAGTGGATTATCACTATAAACCATATTGAAAATCTTTTCATCTGTATACAACGATTTTAACGCTGCATCAAAACTTGACATATCTAACATTGAATTCTCCTTAAAGAATAAATAAAGTTTGTAAATAGGTGCATAATTGCCCTATATACGTTATTAAATTGATAAATGTGGAATAACTCTATTTTTCCAAGTACTTCAAAAGCTTTGCGGCTTCTGCAACTTGTTCTTCTCTAGTCGCTGCTGGTCTGCGTCCACCTGCACTTTGTCCCGATTGCGAAAGGGAGTTTGTCAAAGTAGGGGTCGCTGGTTTCTTAGATACGTCGCTTGATTTGGGAGCACTGTTTGTCTCCATTAATTTTTTAATTTTATTTAAATTTAAATGTTTCTTTGCAGATTCTAGCAATATTCCTTCTATTTTATCTGCTGCTTCTCTTATATCTAACACTTCTTCTGTTTCATTATAGTGATTTTGTATCACTTCCCAAACAGCTTCATAGTGCTCGTTAGTCTTAATAAGTTCGTACTCATCTCCGGCCCCATCAATAAAATCCACAATAGTTTTTTTAGCCGTTTCTACTTGAGACTGTACAGAAGCTTCTTTTTCTTTTTCTTCTTTTTCACGTAATTGCTTTTTAATGTCCTCAACTTCTTTGCTGTACTTAGATTCAATTTCTTCCTTAAGTTCATCTCGCAAAAGTTGCAATTGCTTATCTTGTGGCAATTTTCCATCGTCTAACATCATTCTAGTGATAGTTTCGTAGTTGTAACCCAGTTCTTCCATAGTCTTTATTGGGTCTTTTTTAAACTTACGCTCAAAGGATTCTTGCTGCGCCTCAGTTTTTGGAGCGGCTTCTGTAGGGGCTTGTGCCCTTGCCTCAAGCTCCTTAAGTCTACGTTCTAAGTCTCTTTCGCGTTGTTTTAACGCTTTTTCTTTTTTTGTCAGAGCAGCAAACTTGCTTGAAAGCTTATTATCCAGTGCTTTTTCTTCCGTTTTAGGCACTTCTTCAGTTTTAGGAGCTTCAGCAGCTTCCAATACTTCTTCTTGCCCGTCTACGTTTACTTCATCATTATTTTCTTCTAGCACTTCTGTTATAATTGTTTCATCTGACATATATTCTCCATTACTTATTTGCACTGCGTGCGCATAGTTAAGCCTATGCATTCTATATAGTTTATTTGTTATGCTACAAGGTATAGGGCACTAATACCCCTACACTATAGGCATAGTTACATCTGTAGGAATTTGAGAATCCATAGCTATAGCTTCTGCATCTACCATGGCATTTCCTAAAGGTGCTACGGGAGCTGCAGGCGCTACAGGAACTTCTGCATTAGCCAATTTCTCTGCTTCTGCTTGTTCCTGTTTTTGCATTTCTATCATTTCATTTTCTTTAGCTAAATCCTGCTCAGCTTTAAGTTGGGCCTGCAATTGCTTAGCTTGCACTTCCAGTGCTGCTTTATCTAGCAATGCCTTAGCATCTTCTGTCCAACGTCTAAATAGGTCTAATTTGGTTTCCGGTGCATTTTCAGACCTAAATAGAAGGTACGCTTGCTGCATTTTTACAATACCAAGCTCTAGGTTCTGGTATGGTTCTGGAGTACTGTATAAACCTTTATCTATGAACTGCTCAATTGTGCGTTCAATGTCCTCTAACCCTGCATTGCTAAAGTTGTAGAAAGTTTCTAAGTCTGGGAAATCTAGTAGCTTCATTGCATCTTCCTTAGATACAAATCCAGCTTGAATTAGTTCTTGCACATCTTGCAAACGTCCTGCAGGCGTACTTGATAATGCTGAAGTAGGGAATACAGCCATTACAAAGTCCTCTTGGTCCATTTTTACTTCTTTCCACTTTATGGTCTGAATAAACTTTTTACCTTTAACTTTTACTTTATACCCGTCTCTGCTGCCGTGCTCATCGTCGGAGCTTCTCATTTCTTCATCAATTTCTTCTGCTAGTTCTATCATTTGCTCGGAAGCATCCATAAATACTTTTTCATAGCGCTGCCCTACAGACATAAAACGCTCTGTTTCCAAATCGTTAAATTCTCTAAGTGCTTTTCCAGAATTAAGGCCCGAAGGCTTTGCGCTATTAGCTGATAATTGTGATACTCCAGCAATTTCATAAGCACGGCTATATAGTCTGTCTAAGTGAGCAAAAAGTTCTGGAGGAATATTACCAAGAGCTGCCGAAGTAGGTAATTGTCCAGCATACTTAATTATTCCACCTATTTTATTGTTTATATGTGCATCTACAATCTTACTTCCAGCTTCTACGAATATCTTTGGAATACTAACTAAGTGCATAGAAACTTGTATAGTGCGTAATATCTTATTTATTTCAATTTGAAGCCCTTGCAACTGCTCAGCTAATCCTTGGCCGAAAAATCCTAAACTTCGTACGCCCCAGCGAAAAAATACAAATGGGAAAAAGCACTTTTCATATGGTTCGTCGAGCAATGTAGCATTAGAAATAGTAATTGTGCGGCGACCATCTTTAGCTTTTTTTGTAGAAGGTAAGTGCCAGCTTTCAGTTACACGCACCATATCAGAGTTAAAAGCTTGCCCAGAAACTATTACTGTATTTTCACTATTATCTGTAGTATTAATAGCACCTTGATATTCTGGAAACATTTCTATTAGCACATCTTTATGAATATACTTAGTTTGGTGCATTTGTCTTGGATAGCCGTAGAAAGACTCCCTATCATCTATTTTTATTTCATCTATGAATACGCGCTCACACTTAATTTCACAATCTTCTTTATATATTTTAATAGCGCCAGTACCGAATATGCAACTGTCTTGGAATGCTTGAGACGCTAGTGCATAGAAATCAGTTGCTTGAAACTGCCCCTCTACAAACTGTGTTAATTTTTTAGCCCTACGTTGCTGGGAGAAATTTCCGCCCTCAGTTAAGAATGTAGGTTTTGGTCTATTCTTTGATATTTTAGATACTACAGTGTCTACCATACTCTGAATAATATTCAAAGTTACGCGGTTGGTAGTAATTGGGACGTCCATTACTCTAGAGCTTTTAAACCCTGGATAGTACTTTAAATTTAGTAAATCGTAGTTCCCGTACATACGCATAAATTTAAAATTTTCATTTTGTCTATACGCTTGCTCGCTATCTAACCAGCGAACGTAATTTGGAATCATATTGTGAACGTCGTTTTTTGCGGTTTTCCACCACAAAGTATCATTTCTAGGAATCATATTTACCCTTAACTACCAGAATGTAGTGCTAATTCTAAATCCTCAGCGTCTTCATTTGACACTTCAGGTATTTCTGTTATTTCATTAGATTGTGTACTGGCTTCGGATTTTTGGCTTCCATGCATGTCATCGACATATGCCATAGCAGAAACATGAATTTCAACGTCTTGAACCTTAAATACGGCTATTTTTTGTGTTTTTGCCCATACTATGAATTCTTTTAGTTCTTCTACGCTTTTAAACATGATTTGCTCCTATAATGGCTACAATAGTTTATATGTTATATTTTAGGGTCAGTCCTCGGAATATATGAAATCAATATCATCGGTAGTGGGTTCCAAACCGTGCTCAGACTCCCGTGCCCTTACAATTCTGTCTATTTCTTCCTGCTCCATAGCGTCCATATGGGCCTGTGAGCCGTATTCTACTTTAGGGGCTTCTGGAGTCCAGAAATAGTGCTTACACTCGCGCCATGCGTATAGGGCCGCGTCGGTCACGTCACTGTGAAATCGGTCGGAAATTTTAAGCTTATCAGGGTTACTTCTATCCCATTCAAGCTTGTAACTATCTTCTTCGAACTGAGACCCAAGTTTTGCCTTAAAACGGCCATTTCTTAAATCATCGTTCATAAGCTCGATAAATTCAAATTTACGGGTTTTTTCAGCGGTTTCGAGCACTAGCCCTTGACGCATTCTAATTTCTTCTTGTATTTTTTTACCAAGTGCCCCAGCATCCATAACCATGCGTATAGGTTTATACTTTTCTTGCAGTATTTTAACCTGATTTGCAAGCGATGTAATGTCTTGCTTATTCTTAACTACTTCTTCCACAAGGTACACGTTCTTATCTGTAAAACTGTAACCAAGCACTGCTATGGCATCGGCATCGTTGTATCCAATATCTATTCCAAAAATATACTGTATATCTCCCGTAGGCAATTGTGAGTATAAATTTTTATCAGCACTAAATTTAAAAACCAGTGCATCAATATCATTTACCCATTCGGCAAGTGCTTCTCTGCGGTATGTAGCATTAGTTTCATCTATGCCCTTACGAGCGCGTTCCTCTGCCAGTAATTCTGCTGGCTCTTTTCCCGATTTAAGTTTAATCCAAGGATTATTAAATATAGTCCATTTATGATTAGACCAGCTACGACTATGCGCTGCTCTATAAAAATAACCAGAAGCTAAAGGGCCTGGGGTTCCTATTAAATGTATAGAACCATTAACATCCATAGTAGCATAAGCAAGAACGTCATCTACAAGATAAGATAGTATAGATTCTTTAAAAGACTGACTTTCATCTATGTACACTTTCTTAAGTGACAAACCTCTGTATTTTTCACACTCATTCATATCTTTGGCTCCACCAAGGTATAGCATGGAACCAGTTGGGAATTCTACTGTAAGTTCTGTATTATCAAATTTGCAATCTATGTTGTAATCTTTTATAATTCTTTTAACAATAGGCCATATAATACGCTTTGCAGAAGTTCTAGTTAAGGTAATATATGCGCAGTTATTGTGCGGCCCAGACATGGGAGTATCAACTAAATCATGCCCACACGATTCAGATTTACCGCCCCTACGACTTACTACTGCAGTTTTAAAACGTGCAGGGTCTCGTATAAATTGAATTTGCTTATCAAAGCAATGGTCTTCAATAGTAAAAACTTTTTGCACAGTAGTTCTGCGCTTAAGTTCCTCTAGTAGAGCACTGGCTCTATCAGCTTTATTTTTCTTGCTCATTATTCAGGTTTTTTACTCTTAGACTTTTCAGCTTCTTCTTCAACGACCATAGCACCGATATTAGTAAATGGCACAATAAGTGTTTCTTTGTCTTTTTTAGAGCCCGAAGACCATTCGTGTTGCACCTTAACGCCCAAGCCAGGCACTAATTCTAACTTAAAATGAGCTTTCTTTTCATCTTTTAAATTTACATAAGTAATTATACCTACTGGACCTTTTAATTGCACTGCTTGGTAAAATCTAACTGATAGTATTTTCATATTATTCTCCTAGTTCTTCTATTGTTATTGGTGCTTGGATTAATGGGCACTTGCTATAAACATAATTTATGCTAAAAAATAAAGTAACTTCTCTTATAGTCTCAGTTTCTGCTATTAATTTTGCAGAGCACTGTACATTTACCACTTTATCAGCGGCCCCAGTACTTACATTGTTTTTGCCGTAAATCCACAGCTCATCTTTAACTTTGTTCTTATAGTCTTCGATAGGCATTCCCATACGCTTAGCATTTTTTTCTTCCATATCTTGAACTATAGATTTCCACAGTGCTAATTGAGACTCCACTTCCCCGTTATTGAACTGCCCTTGAAATCTGCCAGCAGCTCTATGAAACATAAGTACGGAATTCTCTAGCACTAGACGTTCTCCTGGTAAATGCTCTACGAATGCGGAGGCCATGGAGGCAGCGAATAAAGATATAGTTTTTAAGTTTTTAATATTTTTTGTAAATTCTATAAAAGAAAGGCCTGCGTAAATATCTCCACCTGGAGAATCTATAACTAAATAAATTGGATAATCTTTGTTGCCGCGCTTTTCTACTAGAACTTGCAATTCTAATATAGCCTTATTTACAGACTCGGAACTTACTTCGCTTCTAAATGTTACTGTATTATTTAAATCCAATTGCACTACCGAATTCGGAGTGTCGCTGTTTGCAACTACGTTTCCAAAACCCAGCATAAGCACCATAACCGATGCTACTAATCCTAGCCCTAACCTCATACTTTTTTCTCCTGTAACTCTTTTAACTTCTCTGCTAAAAGCTTGTTTATATTTTGATTTTCTACATTAATTTCTACTTGTTGCAGCACCAACGTAATAAGTTCATTCTTACTTAGCTGCTTCAACTGCTTCTTTAGATTTGAAAACTGAGCCTCTATAGCTTTTTTTGTTTCCTTATCAGCCTTACCTAATAAATCTCTTATCATATAATCTCCTCGACAAGTCCTGCTGCCTTACACTGTTTTGCGTTCATATAAAAATCGGTTTCTACACCTTTTGTTTTCCAATACTTAATTGATTTGTTACTGAATTTAGCAATAGTGCTCAAAAACTGCTGATACTCTATTTCCAATTGCTTGACTTCTTGCTTTATTTCTGAAACTTTTCCTTCGTATTCCGTACTAACTTCGTGCCACATAAACCAGGCAAAAGCACTCATGCGTCTACGGTCCCCAGAAGCTAGTATTACTGTAGCAGCACTCATGATTTGCCCATAACCTTCGGTAATTATATAGCACTTACACGCTTTAATACGACCAATAATTGCAAGAGCGTCGTATACAGAACCTCCACTACTATTAATTTTTATAGTAATAGGAGCGTCAGACTCAGATTCCATTTGTGTAAGGGCTGCATCTACAAGTTTCACATACGCAGGCCCAATAGTTCCATTTATTAATATGCTTCTCTGCCCGTAATGAACACCATAGTCCATTGCAAATTGTATTTGGGCATGTAGCTCAAGATTTTGCTTTTCTTGCACGCTTCTTCTCCTGTTTCTTAACTCGGTATTGTGGTAAAAAAGAAATGTATGGGCAGTAAATCATATTGTATTTTGCTGCTAAACGTTCGCTATTTTTAGATGCATGTGTGTACATACTAGCTAAATCTTCATTAAATTCACTATAATTAGCGAGCAATTTTGCTATACCAAGCTTGCGGTACGTATGTTTTACATAAACATAGTGCATTACAAAAATTCCATCTACTTTTTCATAGCAAATATATCCGTACAGTTCCCCAGGATTACTTTCATTGCACGCAACAAATACGTTGCAGCTTTGTAGTAAATTCTCTATTAGTTTGTGGTGCTGAGCAAAATAAATAGTATTAGTAATTTGTTTACCAAAATTAGAGTCTCTAAAGCTTTTTAACCAAGAATTGAAGATAAAAGATATATCTTCTTCAGTGGCTGCCCTTATCCTTATCGGAAGAGGGGTCTGCATCAAGTTGTTCATCTTCGTCTTCTCCTATAAACTGTTCTACCGGAATAAGTTCATTTGACGTATCCCAAACTGTTTGTATCTTTATTCTTAAAATAGCATTCGTTATAGTTTCTACTTCGTATTCCGCATCTTCAAATTCTCGCATTAAATCAAAAAGTGATAGGGCAATCTCACTTTTCATTTCTTTACCTTCGAGCACTGCCTTAGAAATTATATAATGCAGTACTGCATGTGCCTTACTTGCTTCCTTGCTCATTTTTATTTTCTTGTTTATCCTCTTCTATACTGGATAATAATTGATTTATAGTTCCGAGCCGGTGTTCCACAGCTACTATTTTTTCATCTATAGATTTCTTTTTTATAATAAGTTCGCCGTAAATTGCAAAAAGTTGCAGGGCTTCTTTTTCTAATTTATTTCTTAGTCGCATAATTTTACCTCTATAGTTCTATATCCTTGCTCTAATGCATACTCTTCTGCAAGTTTATGTAGCAAATCATTCATATTAGTGCGGTGCAAAAAGCAGTGATATTCCGATAAATTTAATTTAAGGGAACATATGTCTAGCAGTTCAAATTTGTAATCGTGAGATACTGGATTGCTGTAGGATTTTAGTTTCGTAATGTGAACTGTCATGGCCGACCTAATTTCTTTTTTAGCAAAGTTTCTAACATTTGTGCTAATTCTTCATCAGACATTTTTGCTAAATCTTTATCGTTAAACCGTTCACGGCTTTCCTTTGACAGTTCTACTAGTGATTTTATATATCCTTGTAATATTCTAGATTCAGGAAGAGACAGCGATTGTCCTTTATTAACTTTGGAACTAAATTTTGCAACTTCCATAGCAATAATATTAGTAGCATCGTCAATTAAATCATCGACATTAGGTTGCATAATAGTGGATTTACGAGGAACTACAGCGCGTGGCTGTGAATAAGGAGGTAAGATTGTTCTAGGCTTTTTTTCGTCCATACTGTATTCCTGTTACTCTAATTGCTATACAGTATAGATAATTTGTTATGAGTTGGGCTACCCCTTGTCTAAAAGGTAGTAGTACAGTATTAAATAGGATTCTAATTTCCAGGCTTGGCCACGAAGTAGCAGTGCTCCACTATCTTCAAATGCATTATATGTTAGTTCTAGAATAGTAGAAATGTGAGCAATTTCTGCTAATTTTTCTTCATGTGGCAGTGCTACGTATTTTGCTAAACTTCTCATTTTTTAAACTCAAATAGTGGGTATCCAAAAGCACGCATAAGTCTTGGAATAAAAACAACAATTAATATAATGGATGGAGACTGTGTGGCCATTGCGCATAGCATAACTATTAAGCCTATTAAGTAGCATGTAATTATTCTGTCCCAGCGAATCATAATTTTTCCTTTGTAGTAGTTAGTTTGTTAGAGGTATATTAAACTAATACTATACTTAAGTCAAGTAGTGTGTAAAGATTTCTATTTTTTAACACAAACCACTACTGCACTGAACTTTCCTGAATCTTTTGCTGTCTTTGCATATTGAGTAGCGGCATCAATACAAGCTTTAGCTGATTTAAGGTCTATAGAATGTGTATGTAAAGAAGAGCCTGAGCTAGTAAATAAAACATTTGTAATAATTAAAATCCACATATTACGCTTCTCCACAAATTAGGTAGTGTTTTAAATCTGCACGTCTTAGAACTAATTCTTCTTTTGTATCAATGCTTTGTGCAACTAAGTACCCTGATGCATCTACTTCTATAATTCTATATATTTCATTTGTAATTTTGTCTGAAATATAGTGCAATACATTCAAACCTATTTTTTGCTTATTGTCTTCGTTAACGTGTGCCATAATTTCTCCTATATTACATTCTTACTTCAATAACATTTTAAAAAGTTCTAAATTCTTTACTACAATTGCAACTACTCGTGGGGCAGCATAACTCGAACCTTGTTCTGGGAAAAAAATACCGTTTTCAGTTCTACCACGAGCAATAGCGTTTCCACTAGCCTTAAAATCTACTACTTTTCCATGATTAGAGTCGGGGCTAAAGTATCCTACAACTTCTATTCTAGGGTCGTAGCACGCTGGAAAAGCATTACAATTTGTGTTTAAATTTTTAGAATTGTTTCCAGCAGCAATAACGAGTATTACACCTTTATTTAAGGCACGGCGTACGGCTAATGCTTCTACTTCAAAATACATAGACCCAGATATAGAAATATTAACTACATCTGCTTTTTTTTCTACAGCGTAATCAATTCCTTGAGCAATGTGTAATGGGAGTATAAATCCAGTAGCATTACCTACTTTAATTGGAATAATACAAAATGGTATAGTTTTAGGTATGCTCTCAGATACTATGCGTGTTACTTCTGTACCGTGCCCATGTAAGTCTGAGTATGGACCTTCATTACTTACAAAAGATTTTGCGCTATCGGCACAAACTTTTACATTAACTGCGGCTACATTTAACCCTGTATCTATTACAGCTATACGAACTTCTGCTTTGGCAGTAATAGCCAGCATAAAAAATAGCAGTACCGTAACCCACATTGCTACTACTGTTAGTATTGATGTTCTGCTCATAGTTTATTCCCCTTATATAAGCTTATCGGTACAGTGCCTTTAAAACTTTAGTTCTATTTTGCGCCAAACTCTAGTACTTCAACGCTTTTCCAGGAAGTGTGTCTCGCTCAAACACGTACTTTACATCTGGTATCCCAATTTGAGATTTGTAGTGCTGCACAATTAATTTTGGCACATTGCCTACTTTTAATTTTTTAAAAATATTTTCTTTATGAAATTTTACCGTGCCTTCAGTTACAAATAGTGCTTGTGCTATTTCTGAGCCTGTAAGCCCTTCTACTATTAGATTGTACACATCTTGCTCGCGTTTACTTAAGTTCATTTGCTACCCCTATTCTTTTCTCTGCAATAGTAGTGTATTCTTCATTAAGTTCTATGCCTACAAAGTTAAATCCTAAGTTTTTAGCTGCAACTCCAGTGCTTCCACTTCCCATAAATGGGTCTAGCGTTGTGCCGCCTTTTGGTGTTACAAGTCTGATTAGATATTCCATTAGTTTGACTGGCTTTACTGTGGGATGGAAGTTTTGTCTTGGTTCTACTTTCTTATTTCTTTCTGAGCCGTCACCGTTTTTTGCCCAAACATACGAATCATCATCCATGACACCAGCGGCCTTTAACGGCATCCCTTCCAATCCCTTATTTCTCTCACTCTTACTGGCCTTCGCTACATAAAAAAATCGAGATGCTCCTCCTTTAGGTGCTTCGGAAGTTACTCTCATAGCATAATTTTTTCCGTTCATTGCTCTGTTTTCAGATTCTTTTCTAACGGTATCCATAGCCCCAGAAGTTAAAACACCACTCTGCAAATCCAACATTTCAGCCGCTACTTCATCCAAAATTATATTTGCTGGCCAGCGACCTTGGGCGTGAGGAATAAATTCTTTTTGAATCATTTTTCCCATGGTCTTCCCATTGCCGTTGAGACCATCCTGTCTCCCAAATGGACGGTCTGCCAATCCTTCAATCCTACTCTCATCAATATTGATTGCACCTGTTCCATACTTCAAAACATTCTGTGCAACCGTTAATCCCTTTTCTAAAGGTTTTCGTGCAACACATATTGGTTCATTTGCTGGTTTTAAAGCTGTGCCCCAGCCTTGGTATTGTTTTGCTTCTTGGGTTTGCTGACCTATTCTTTCAAGTTGATTTAGCGTTGTATTGTAACCATCGTTTTTACTATTCATAAAGCCAACACCACTTGCAGGTTTTGATTTGAATTCAACTCCAGCTTCTTTATCAATTCTCTTAGAAACATCTGTAGATTTCGGAAACCCACTACCATATAACCACTGAATTTGGTCACGAATCTCAAAGCCTGCATCTTCAATATTAACTACAAGTCTGTGGTATGTGCGTGTGCCGCCGAATGCTAATAAATGTCCACC